CGGATAAAATTGCTATAAGAGATCCGGGCAATAAGCCATCTGTAAATGATAGAATACAATATATTTATATAAAAGTAAAAGAAGCAAAACTTCAAGGAGATAAAATTGAAACACCTGAATATATAAATGAAAACAAATTACAACCAGATTATTTACATTACATTACAAATCAAATAATGAAACCTATATTACAATTATATGTATTATGTTTGAATGAATTATCTGAATATAAAGAAGGACACGATTATTGGGATAAGGTAGAAGAAGAATTAAAACAAAAAGATATGTATATAGATGATAAAAGAAGAAAAAATAGATTAGATAATTTAAAATTAAAGAAAGTACAAGAATTATTATTTGACGAGTTTATTAATAAACTTCAAGAACCCAAAGAAAAAATAAGCAGAAAAAAGAAAGAAGAAGAAAAGAAAGAAGAAAAACCAAAAGAAATTAAAAAGAAATCAAAAGAAGAAAAGAAAGAAATTATAGATAATGATAAAATATTAATGGGGGAAATTAAAATTATTGAAAGTAAAGTAAAGGAGACAATTAATTACAAGTTAAAAATAACAAAAGATGATAAAACTATTTATAGCGACGAAAAAGAGAATAATGATAAAACAATGACTAAAGATAAAATAATTAAACAAATATTAAATGATTTATATGAAAGATTTAAAACAAATATTATTAAAATAAAAATAAATTGCAAGCCATTTATCAAAGAATATAAAACTATTATTACAAAATATAATGAAATATCTTCGATGAAAGATATTAATAAAAATGATGTTGGTATTAGAAATACTATAAATCTATTAACCAAAAATCAAGATTTGATTAAAATTAAAGATTCTATTATCTTTATAGAATAATAAAATGGGCGGAGGTAGTAGTTCGCCGAAATATATTGACCAAACTTATATTTACGCAAATGATGTTAATACTAATAATCAAGGATTAATTAATAATCCACCCGAACAATTTTATAATTATCATTTTATTTATAAATATAAATACAATAATTTTTTTATATTTCTAATTGTTATAATGCTTATTATTCTTTTACTATTTTATTTTATCTATAAAAGAAAAAAGAAATAAAAATATATAAGGATAATTTATTTATATATAAATAAGGGATTATAGTTCAATGGTTAGAACATTGCTCTTATGAAGCAAAAACCTGAGTTCGATTCTCAGTAGTCCTACATTATTTTTATTTTAATAATTAGATTTATGAATGGAATCTAATTATTATTTGTAGCAAAAAAGGTTATAATCCGGTTTAAATCTTGAATATATTTCTTTATTTATGGTATTATTTCCAGGTCGTTCTTGAATAGATGGAATGTGATGTTTTGCATAAAATTGAGAACTATAAGCAATAGCATCAGGTTCTATATGAGTTTTTGTTGTTGGTGTATTATCATATTCACTCGCATTTTTTGAAATAGATGATGTATTCATAATTCTCTATAATATATAAGGATAATTTATTTATATATAAATAAGGGATTATAGTTCAATGGTTAGAACATTGCTCTTATGAAGCAAAAACCTGAGTTCGATTCTCAGTAGTCCTATAATTATTTTTATTTTTTATATATAAAGAGAATTATATATAAAAATAGTAAATATGGCAGAAGTTAAGGATTTTATTAGCGATGGTTTAACGAATGATGAAATAATTAAATATGTGTCAATGATTATTAAGGATAATAAGACTGATGAATATAAAAATATGGATGGTAATGAAAAATATGAAAAGTTAAAATTGAAATATGATTTCTTTGCTAATCGTTATCCAATGTTATTTGAATTAGCATTAAAAGATGAGATATTCCCTTGGGATAATCTAAATTATATGTTAAGTATGAGAAATAAGATTATTAATAATGAATTAACGAGCGAAGGAGCATCAAAAATTGTTGGTGAAAAATGGTTTGATAAGTATGTTGATACATCAACTATGACAAAACAGAAAAAACAAAAACATTAATTTTTTTTAATTATTCTATTATAATAATAGAATAAATGGTTTATACTCCAGTTAATAAAAAAAGATTGAGAAATTATATTGATGAAAGAAGATTAGCATCGACTAAACAAAATATAATAAGACAATTACAACCTAGTGTAATTCATAAAGTTATTAGAAGACAAAAATCAAGTTCATTTAATAATTATTCAGACTTTGTTAAATATATAAATGTAGGTTCTGATTTATCACTTACACATATTTATAATATTAGAAAATATGATGTTGAAGAATTGTTAATTAATAATAATGATAATATTGACATTGATTTTTTATTTATATATGCAAAATTATTGGAATTAGATACAAGTGATATTTTTAATATTGATTATAAAAATAGTAATAAAAGTAGTAGTAAAAGTAGTAGTAATAGTAGAAAACCTAAACGCCAAAGAACACAAGGAGGTGCAATAAGTTTCAATTATAATAATATTTTAAAAGGTTTTTTAGAAAATCAATTTATATTTGATAATAAACACGATTTTGGTAATTTAATTACTAATAAAGATTATTTATATTCAAAAGAAAATATTACAAATGAAGAACCAGCAATTTTAAATATTTTAAAAAGTTTATTTGAAAAAGATGAAAGAAGTATTTTTTTCAATTTAATTCAACAAAATATTATAATAACACAAAATATTTTATATATCAATTTAAATGAAATTGAAAAAAAACAAGCATCTGATATTATTACTAATACAGCTTCAATTACAACTGATGCAACTACTGCATCACAAAATATTGTTAATTATTTGCAACAAGTATTAAATATAAGTGATGTTAAATATATAACTGATGGCAAATTAAATATTAAAAATGATAAAAAAGATGCATCCAAATCATCTATTCTTTATAATAATATCGTATCTAATGTTAATAAATATTTAAATGATAATAAAATATATACATTAGAAAATTGTTATGATAGTTTATCTATAAAAATTGGAGAAGCTTATGCTTTTTTTAATTCTCCTAATTTCGTTGATAGCATAGAAATATTTGCATATATATCTGCTCTAGTTTTTGACCATAGTATAAATAATTTACCTTCTACTGTTCCTATTAGTATATTTAAGGCATTTAATAAAAAAACAAGCGATTTATTTAATGTTGTTTATTATAAATATAAGCAAAATCCAACGGATACAACATATAAATATCAAACCGCTTTAGTATTTAAAAAAACTTCCAAAATAACTGAATTATTAACTGCAATTGGCAAAAATTCATTAGATTTTAATTTAATTATTTTAAAAAAAAATCTAAATCAATATGTGTATGAAAAAACTGATAATTTAGATAGTGCTAATCCAGCATTATTTTATGCATTTGATTTACATGATATAAAAAACTTTAATTCAGTTAAAAATATCACAAAATGTATAAATGAAACTCTCAAAGATATTAATGATAGAACAATATCAGTTTTTATGCAAAATTATAAAAGATTGTTAGCAACTCCAAATAATATTAATAATAATATTACATTTATATTATTATATATTTATAATTATTTTTCTTCTAAAACGGGATTAACAACAATTCAAATAAATAAAAAAATAGCTTATATACTATTTGATTTAAAAAAAGCAGGCGATATGTGTAAAATATTAGCAACTTTTTATTATAGTTATATTATTAATAATAATCAAGATCCAACAAATCTAACTGCTATTACGACTTCACATCCCAATTCTATACCTGCTATAACACAAATAATTAAATCAACTGTTGCGTTTTCTTCAAATGATAAATTGGCAGCATTGAACAGTCTTTTTAAAGAATCCAATAATGTATTTTTTGGAGATGGAAAAACAAAAACGTTATATATTTATAATAATGATAATAATAATTTTAATATGAATATTGTTTATTTATGGTTAAATAAATATTTATGTGTTAATAATTTTAATTTAAATTATGATGTCATTGAAGAATTGAATAAAAATATAAATAATCCAGATTTTCAAACAATTTTTACCGATATTGACAGTGCTATATCTATAAGAACAACTAAATCTATAACAGAAAAAATTAATATAAAACTATATCCTTTATATACTACGCAAACATTGGCTAATTTTGATTTAAAACAAGGTTTATCAAAACAAGATAAAAATGAATACAATATTTATATTAGAGTTTTAGTTTTAGCATATATAAATAAAATACAAGCAATAATAAGTGAAAATCTCACTAATGTAGATAATAATATGATTTTTGCAAAAAATATGTTTGATTCAGAAATATATAATAAACAACCGAACTATAAAAATGCTATGGATAAAATAATAACTAAACTATTTATAGAAATTAATAACATAGTTATTCAAATTATAAATGATATTAAAACGACAATTATAAACAATTTAAGTATTAATTTTATTAAATCAGAACATTTATATTTAACTTTAACAATTATTAATAATATTTTTATGATTATCAATACCTTTTTATTTTGTAATAATAACAAGATACAAATTATTAACGAAATAAATAATATTAAACAAAATATTAATGATTTATTTGCAAAAAAATATTCTTATGATTGTATAACTACTGAAGCTAGAAAAATACAACAAATAAAATCATCATTATCATATTGTATTATAAATAAAATTGAAAGCTATAGAATCAAAAATGAAGAAAAAGAACAAAAATCAAAATCGAAATCAAAATCGAAATCAAAAAAACCAGCCGATACGATTACTATAAATACTAGTGAAATTACATCTTATATTAATAATTTTATTACAAAAATCGATATTATTAATTATATAATGATTTTTAATAAATATTATGATTATTTTGATAAAATAATTGAATATAATAATACTAATAAAGTTAATAATAAGTTTAATATTAATCCAGATTCAATTAAATTGCTTATTGATAAAATTAAGGTTATTTATTATTATATATATATACAAACATATGTTAAAAACAAAGATATAATTCCAAGTATTTTACCAACAACAACTATAAAAGATTTTCATAAAAAAATATTATCATCAATTATAGATGATATAACAAAAAAAGTTATTACTACTATTATTAATACACCAGTAGTTGTTAAAGGAATATTAGGAGAATCTCCTACAGAAAAAGCAGAAAGAGAAGAAAGAGAAAAGGAGAAAATGGAAGAAATGCAAAAAGTTATTATTGATGGTATAAAATCAAAAATAGATATTCTTAAAGAAAATATTGAAACATTAAAAATATTTAATTATAAAAAAAAATATGATATGGATAGTTTATTTAAAATAACTTTATTACCTAAAGATTTAGATGATTTAGATGATTTAAATGACTTATATATAGATACGTTTCATAGAACAGTAGATGCAAATATTAGAAATGAAGCTCCTAATAATAAATTAGTATCTATTTATTATTTCTTAATGTTTAATATTAATCCACAAAAAGATAAAAAATATGATGATGATTTTGATGTAATTCTGGATTAATATTCATCAATATCATCATAATCATTTTCATAATCGTATTCATCTTCATAATAATCATCTTCATAATAATCGTCATCGAAATAATTATTATTTTCTTCTAAATTGTTTTTTTCTTCTTCTTCTAAATAATATTTTTCATCTAATTCATCGTAGTCAATCACTTCTTTTGGCGGATTCGGTGTTGTAATAAACTTATAATGGTCTTTTACATCATCATATAAATCATCATCTTTAATTTCAACAACAGGTTCATATTTTAACAATGGTTTATTTAAATAATCATCTTTATAATTATTTAAATAATAGTAATAATAATCATATTTATTTTTCTTTAATGAATTAATAGTAGCATAATAATTAATTAAAAAGTCCATTCTGTGTTTTAGAACATTTTCTTTTAAATCTTTTTGAGTTAAAAGAAATGTAGAATAACAATTAAAATATTCAGAAACATTATTATTATTGATTGTATATAAATATTGAAAGAAATCGAATAACATCTTATTTATAATTTAAATATATATATATAATTAAATCATTTTTTTTATAATTCCATTGATAATTTCTTGCGTTTTTTCTATATCAACGTCTTTGCTATGTTTATAATATATATAAACATTGTTATTTTTAATTATTAATGAAATGCGATTATTAATTTTAAACTCTTGCATTTTATATTCGACCTTATTATCTATATCATTAGTACAAGCAAATGAATGCGTTTGCATCTTCATTTCATTAAAAGCTAATCCATAGAAATTATCAGCCATTTGTATATTTTCCAATTTTCGTAAATATACAATTTGATTATCATTACTCAAATCATATACATATGATAAATTATTTTTATTATAATAAATAAGCGTTGTTTCCTTTGTTATTTTAAATCTAGTTCTAATTTTATTTATCAAATTATCTTCCACATAAATATTAATTTTTCTTTTATATAATGATGTATCAACTTTTTTATTATTAATCAAATATATTTCAATAATATTAGTATTATCAGTTAGAAGTTTTGAAATATTTATCATTTAATTATAATATAAATATAATTAATAATTATCATTTTTTCTTTTTATATATAATATAATGAAATAAAAACAATGACTAAATTGGATATTAAAATTATTTTAGATGATTATATTGATATGATTTACATATATGAAATTATTTGTAATGAAACATATAATTATTATTATAATTTAAAGTTTCTATTTGAGTTTCCTGTTATTTTTATTAATGTTATTATGACAATTATTAATTCGACAATAACAGATATGAATATAATTAAAAATGCTAATATTTTTCTTAATGTAACAACTATGTTATTAGTTTCTTTGAGTAATTATTTTAAAATTAATGAAAAATGCGAAATATTAAAAATAAATAGAGATAAGTTTATTAAACTTTATAATTTAATTGAAAAAAGAAAATATACTGATGATATATCTGTTGATTTTATAGATACTGTTATTACTAATTATGATAATATAGTTGATAACATTAATTTTACTTTTCCT